ATTAATTGTTGCTACTGCACCTAGAAGAAGGAGATAAAATGAAAAAGTTAAAAGAATGGGGCATGGCAGCCTTAAACGAAAACTTTACATTTCTTGGCTTCTTTGTAGCATGGGTGGTTTTAGAGGGAAGCGCAAAGACGGTGGTTGGGTATGTAACCCTAGCATCAGTAGCCATATGGTTTGCAACCATAGGAATTCGTAAAGAAGACTGATAGTCTTATCTAACAATACTATGAATTATTATTTTAATTTATAGTATAATGTTTAGTATGAAAAGATTGACGTCAGCCCTGCTTTGCGGTATACTTGTAATAAGCCTTTCTGCTTGTTCAAGTCGCTACAGGTATTCCTGTCAGGACCCAGCAAACTGGAAAGAAGCAGCATGCAATCCGCCAATCTGTGAAGCAAACGGTACATGCACAAAAGATTTAGTAAAGGAAACTAACAATGAGTAAAAGAAGGACGCAAGCAGAACTAGATGGTTTATTAAAGTTTGTTTTAGGTCTTACTTTAGGAGCAATTTTATTCTTTACAACAATGGGCATTTTATATGCCTTAGTTTTTGTTGAGCAACCACTAAACGGTCAATCCGAAAACGACAAAATGTTTTTTAATGTCCTTGGTAGCGTAGCAACATTTATTACTGGAACACTTGCAGGTATTTTAATTGGTCAATCTGGTGCAAAAGATATTATGGATGCACAGTTGTCTAACAAAGAAATGGATTCTAAAAATACATTAGCAGATAAAAAACTTGAATCAGAAATTGATGAAGCAAAAGCACGGAGACTAAACAAGCCTGATGGCGCAATGCCAGAGGAACAACCTGTTGATGCAAACTGGGATAAATAATGGCGGAGCAAGGTACAGCAGCACGTCTTATTGAAGTTGCTACTGCAGAAGTAGGAACTGTTGAAGGTCCTAAAGATAACGAAACCAAGTATGGTAAGTTTACTAAAGCAGATTTTCAACCATGGTGTGGATCATTCGTTAACTGGTGTGGCAATGAGGCTGGGGTAAAAATTCCAAATACCGTTTACACTCCTGGTGGTGCACAAGCATTTAAAAAAGCAAACTCATGGATTGATGGTGATTTAGCAGATCCAGAACCAGGCGATATTGCATACTTTGATTTCCCATCTGACGGGGTAGACAGAATTAGCCACGTAGCAATAGTAGTAGCAGACAATGGAGACGGAACAGTCTGGTGTGTTGAAGGAAATACTTCAGGAGATCCAAAGGGTAGCCAACGTAATGGTGGAGAAGTTTGTAAAAAACTTCGTGCTTTTAAGAAAAATAAAAAAGGAATTATGGTTTCAATTGTAGGGTTTGGTAGACCCAAGTTTGGTTCTGCTCCTGCAAATGCAGCAAAAAAATCTTCAACTAAAGCAAAAACATGCTCAGCATGTGGTCAAAATATTAAATAAAGGTGTTTGACTAAGCAATAATGCTTTGATATAATTAAAGTTATACTCTGAGGGGGAATGCATGACCGTACTTGCTGTTGTGCGTGATCAATTAACCAATAAAATATATATGGCTGGTGATCGTGGCGCCTCAGATGATAATACAATTCTTCCATTAACATCTCCAAAGGTTTGGAAACTTGGTCCATATTTGCTTGGATATGCAGGTGCATTAGATGGAGAACGTATTAGATATAACTTTAATCCATATGTTCCAGATATAAAAGATTTAGATAAATTTATGCAAACTAAGTTTATTAAACAACTTAGAAATTTTTATGAAGACTGGTGGGTGGACACTACCAAAGAAGGTGATTTAGGTCTTATTATTTGTATTAAAGGTCAAATATATGAACACAATGCTATTGACATGTCTCTGTCAAAATATAATTTAGATTATTTAGCAATGGGTTCAGGAGCAGAGTATGCCTATGGATATTTATCGGCTACAGAAAAATCTAAAAATCCTCGTAATCGTGTTGTGGGAGCGGTTAGTGCAGCAATAAAATTTAGCCCCACCTGCATGGGTCCAGTTGACGTGGTAAGCGTTTAGGTGTATAATATATACAGTAGTAAAAAACAAACAAACAAAAGGGGTAAAATGAAAAAAAATCTAAGTATTTTTGGATTACTTGCAGCAATTATCTTAACATTTAATATTTCTTCTGCTAGTGCAGATCCAACTTATGCATTAGTTGACGAAAATGGCAATGTAACAAACGTAATTGTTTGTGGTAGTGCATGTGCAGGCGGAGAATGGGCTGGACAAAAAGCAGTACTACAAGTTGCTGCTGATCCTGTAACAGGTGAAAATCGTGGAGGTGCTTGGTCTGGTCCAGGAACAACAACTTATGATTCTGATACTGGTACATTTACATGGAATAGACCAGAAGATGTAAAACAAGTTACTGAAATAGAAGCAAATGGATCTGTATCTACGAGCACTGTTTCAATAACCCCAGGACAAAAAACTCAATTTAAATATTCAGATACAGTCGGATCAAACCTTCTTACAAGAAATGGATTTACAGTTAGTTATAGTAATAGTTCATCTTCAACATTATCTGTAACAAATTCTGGACCTTCCTATTCAAGTTCAGAAACAATTTCTTTTCAAGGAAGAAAAACTGAACAAGAAATAACTCAATTAATCAATGATGCAAATTTAACATTAATTAATAGTAAAATAAATATTTTAATAGAACTACTTGGTTCTTGGGTTAAATAATACAGGTGTTGCGGAAGTAGTTCAACGGTAGAATACTACCTTGCCAAGGTAGATGTTGCGAGTTCAAATCTCGTCTTCCGCTCCACGCCCCCATGGTCTAGTGGTTATGACATCACCCTTTCACGGTGGTAACAGGGGTTCAATTCCCCTTGGGGGTACTAAGATTTGGTATAATAGATTTGTGCCTGCCAAAAGGGGGTACATAAATGAAACTCGCTGAAAAGGAGAATATAAAATGGTAAGTTCATTTGCACTGGATCTTTTTAAGGATCCATTTTTTATTGGCTTCAATCGTGAATTGGAGCGTTTAAGCACAGTACATAATCTAGCAACACGTCAGGCATATCCGCCATATGACATTATTAAAGTAGACGAAGATACATATAAACTATCTTTGGCTGTTGCTGGATTTGATGAAGAAAACCTTAATGTTTCTGTAGATAATGGAACATTAATTGTTAAAGGCGAAACTAATGATACAGAAGAAGGAGAAGTTGTTCATAAAGGAATTGCTTCTCGTAAATTTACTCGTACATTTGCTTTAGGCGAATATATGGAAGTAACTGGAGCAGAAATTTGTTGCGGTATGTTAAATATTAACATTGAACGTATAGTTCCAGAAGACAAAAAACCAAAACAAATTAAAGTAAAAGTTGCTAAATAACTAGCAACCCTGTATACTATATATGACCTGGACATGTCATAAAACTGTCCATATATTAAAGGAGCGTTATGCCTAGATACGACTACAAATGCTCTATTTGTTCTTCACAAGTTGAATTTGAAAAGTCAATTGGTGATAACACATATCCAGTATGCTGTAATGAATCTATGCAAAAAGTATGGAGTGCTCCCGCTGCAATTTTTAACGGTAGCGGATTTTATTCAACCGACAACAGAAAGTAGATGTATAATAGACTTATGACTAGCATTGTTCAAGAACATCCAAGCGTAGTTTCAAAAAAATACATACTAAATGCCAGCGACCGTTGTGATAAATGTCAGGCACAAGCCTTGATTAGGGTTAAGGGCTTATCAGGAGAATTAACATTTTGCAGCCATCATTATGAAAAAATAATGAACAATCCTGAATCACACAACAAGATGATGGCTTTTTTAGTAGAAGTTCTTGATGAACGTGAAAAACTTATTAAAGACAAGCCAATAGGGGGCGTATGATGTATGAATATTTTGTTGAAGAAGTAAAAAATGTTGTTGATGGAGATACAATTGACGTTGTTATTGATTTAGGATTTGATATTTTATTTGCATCCCGTGTTCGTTTGGCTGGTATTGATACTCCAGAATCACGCACAACGGATAAAGCAGAAAAAGTTCTTGGACTTGAGGCTAAGGAGTATTTGAAGAAACAACTTAAAGATGCAAAGTCTGTTGTTATTCGTACAGAAAAAATGAATTCATCTGAAAAATATGGACGCATTCTTGGTTGGGTATATATTAATGGAGAATCTGAATCGGTTAACAATAAAATGATTAATGATGGCTATGCTTGGGGATACCTTGGGGAAACTAAAATTAAAGATTTTGAGGTATTAAAAAAGGCTAGATCAAAGTCTAGCAAATGAAAAACGTTTTTTATTTTACAGCAGAGTGGTGTGGTCCCTGTAAAAAAACAAGACCAATTGTTGAAGAAATGAAAAAAGAAGGTTTTCAGTTTCAAATAATAGATGCTGATTACGAGCAGTTGCTTGTTAAAAGATTTGGAATAAAATCAGTTCCTACTTTTATTTTATTTGAAAATGAAAAAGAAGTTGCTCGTATTACTGGAGCAAAAACAAAAGAAGAACTAGAAAACTTTATTAATGAAAAATAATTACGATTCTCTGTATCATTTACAAATTGCAAAATGTGGTGGAACTTACCTGAACAATATGGTAATTAATAAAATATCTAAAATATTAAAAAATAATAAAATAAATTTTATTAATGGAGAACATCATATGGGTTGGCAAGAAGGAAATAATATTTATAAAATTTCTTGTTTTAGGGATCCAGTAAAAAGACTTGTAAGTCATTACACATTTCACAAAAAAGACTACGTAAACAATTCATCATTAATGAATGTAAATAATTTCATTGCTTGGGTAGAAGATAATGAAGAATTTATTTCAAATTATCAAATTAAAAATTTTTTGTATACTAATCAAGATTTAAGTTTAAACATATTTAATCCAGAAAGTAATAACCTGGTAGATCCAAATTTTTTGTCAATTAATATAAATAAAGGGTTAGCAATAAAAAGAATAAAAAACGTTAATATTTTATTAAAAGATAATCAGTTAAATGAAAAAACATGTTTTTTAATAGGAAATAAAATATTAAGAGATTTTAGTATAGATTTTAATTTTTTTATTGATAAAGATAAAAGTTATAATCATAATATTACAGAGCAATCTTTAATAATTTTTAAAAATTTAAATAAAAAAACTATACAAAATCTGTATAGTATAAATAATTTGGATTCAGAAATTTATTTTTCTGATTCTATTTATTATAACGATAGGTAATTTAAATGAAAAAATTATTCAAAAGGATATTCAATCCAGATGGGAAAAGCATGACTTCAGATGAGAACGAAATGATTGAAGAATTAATTCTTAAAGGAGCACTTGAGGTCGCTGGTGTTGACTCTGAAGATGGGTCACTATTGTATTCATTTACCTCTAAAATTGAGCAGGTGATGCCAGAACTTTATCACGACCATCTTAATAGAGTTAATGCTGAAATACTTTCATTATGGGAAAGAGGCTATGTAGACATAGACTTTTTAGCAAAAGAGCCAATTGTGACACTTAC